CTTCACTGTAACTGGTGAACCTATTGATTGGAGTAAGGCTGCTAAATATATGGCAGCTGGGTTAGTGATGGGGCCAATGGGCCTTTCAGGTGCAGCCAAGTTAGATATGACAGATGAGGAAAAGGAGGAAGCTACTAGTCTTCTAGGTGCAATCGGTAATGCATTATCTGGATTGGATGAGGATGATAAAGGCTTTGGTGTTAATGGAGAAGTTCCTGATGAGGTAGCACCAAAAGTATATGACCAAGCATACTGGCAGAACCTTGGGGATGATGTAGATATAGATTCAGAGCGGTACCGCATAGAGCAGGAAACTGGACTCAATGCATATGGTCATAAGATCTATAAGGAGCCGGGAAGTCGTACTGTCTGGGATGATATTGAAGAAGTTAAGAAGAATAAGCGAGATGCAGCAGCTGTCCATGCAAAGGTAGCGAAGGAGAAGAAAGAAGCAGAAGCAGCAGAAGTTGCTATGCAGAAGGAGATGGATGCTCTTAGGGCAGAGGCAGAGGCTAAGAAGGTTCTTGCTGCTAAGCAGGCAGAAGACAAGATAAAAGCTAAAGCCGAGGCAGATCAGAGAGCTGCAGACAAGGCAGCAGCACTGAAGGCAGCAGCAGATAAGAAAGCTGCAGATAAGAAAGCAGCTGATAAGAAAGAAGAAGATCGGAAAAAAGCACTATATAATGCTGCGATTCTTAAAGCTGAGACTGATAAGAGAGCTAAGGCCAAGCAGGATGCTATAGATAGGGCAGCTAAGGTTGTAGTCACTACAGCTTCAAGTTCTGGTAATAATAACAATAATAACAATAACTCTGGGTCTACTACAGGAACGTCCACTAAAAATATAACTAAAAGTACTTCTACTGGCCCTCGTTCTAGGAGTGGTACTAGTAGAGGTGGTCGTAAAGGCAGAGGTGCAGCCGCTAGTAATAAGTCTACTTCAAGTTCTACTAGTAGTAGTACTTCAGGGGGCAATCCATTTGGTTATAAAGCTAAGGGCGGTTTAATCACTAAAGCGGATAAGCCTCCAATTAAGAAGATGCGTTCTGATAACACTATGGGCCTTGCATCTAAGAAGAAATCAAAGGAAAGAGCACAAGCTAAAAAGGGAGCTTTGGCAGCAAAAAGAACTTAATACCCTTTATTGGCTACCTAAGATCGGGAGGTGTACAATCTCGTACCCTTCCCCACTGTTAGCCCCAACAAGAGAGTAAACACTATGAGTGCAGCACCAGATATGTTTGTAGGAAAGAAGCAAGAAGTAAAAGGTTTCATGCGAGTTAACACTAAAGAAGCACGTATGGAACAGGATGAACTTGAGTTAGCAGAGATGAAAGCTCAGCATGGTATGTCCGAAGAAGAGAAAGAGGATGATGCAACACCAGAGACTGCGGAAGAGCGATCTTTCAAGAAGCGGTATGGTGATCTACGTAGGCATCAGCAAGAACAGAAGAGTGACTTTGAAGAGCAGATTAAAGCTTTGCAGGGTGAACTTAAGTCTACAGCAACAGGTGAGATGGAACTGCCTAGCACTGAAGAAGAGATTGCAGAGTGGGCAGGACGATACCCTCAAGTAGCCAACATAATGCAGACAATGGCATTGAAGGCTGCTAAGGATCAGAACGCTAACTTAAGTACTCGTATGCAGGAGATTGATGATCTTCAGTTGAGTGCTAACAAAGGTAAAGCAGAGGCTAAGTTGTTACAACTACACCCTGACTTTGAAGAGATCCGTGAAGAGGATGCCTTCCATGATTGGGTAGATGCACAACCTAAATGGATACAAGATTCTTTGTATCACAATGAAGCTGATGCAGCTAGTGCTGCTAGAGCAATTGACTTGTATAAGTTAGATGCTGGTATTAGCAAGAAGAATAAAGCAAAGAAAGGCAATAGCCGTAGTGCTGCACAGGAAGTGAGTTCCCGTGGTGGTTCTACACCTACAGAAGGCTCAGGTGAACAGCAGTATGTTGAGTCTGAAGTAGCGGCTATGAATATTAATGAGTATGAAAAGCACCAAGCAGCTATTGCACAAGCAATGCAGTCTGGTAACTTTATCTACGACTTATCAGGTAAAGCACGTTAAATCTAAATAAAGCATAAATAAAGCTTGACATTTAAAGATTTATGTGTATAACTGTATGTTAAACCACTAATGTAGCTAGATTGATCCTCTAGTTGCATTAGCTCGTTACAGATGTGTAGGCTCCGCTTGGCTACCCTACACTATGTAACAAATGTGTTATGCAAATTCGTGTATAACATATAAGCAATCACAATAGTAAATAGACAAACCTGCTCAGCTAAGGCCCAGAGTTACAAAGGTCGATCAACCTAAGTATCCTGCACCCTTTAATGACAGCCTCTATGATATTGTAATAGCTCCATTACAATTAAAATAAGGAGTATATATCATGGCTTTCGGTAAAGCTGCGTCCTATACAAACTTAAATAGCGGTAACTTTTCACCGACTATTTATAGTAAACAAGTACAGATGGAATTCCGTAAATCAGCAATCTGTGAAGCTATCACTAACAGTGATTACTTCGGTGAGATTGCCAATGCTGGTGACTCTGTACGTATCATCAAAGAACCTGAAATTAGTGTAAGCGCATACCTTCGTGGTACTGCTATCTCTACTCAGGACTTAACTGATACTGATTATACATTAACCGTAGACAAGTCTAACTACTTTGCATTTAAGTTAGATGACATCGAAGAGCAACAGGCTCACGTTAACTGGCTAACTATGGCTAGTAATCGTGCTGCATACCGTCTTGCTGACCAGTATGACCAAGAGATCTTGGGCTACTTATCTGGTTACAAGCAGGCTGCTCTACATGGTAACGCTTCTGTTGTTAACACAACTGTCTCTGGCACAAAGGCTAACGCCTCTGCTGGCTCTGACGAATTGTTAGCTGCAAACAAGCTTAAGAAGAGCGACTTTGGTAACATCACTACTGCTAGTGCTGCTGACCATTCAATCCCTCTAGCTGCCCGTTTATCTGGCGCTACTGCTGCATCTACTTCCGCTGCTACTCCATTGCAAATTCTAGCTCGTATGGCTCGTCTAATGGATCAGAACAACGTAGATAAGCAAGGCCGTTGGGTTGTGGTAGATCCAGTGTTCCAAGAAATCCTAGCTGACGAAGATTCTCGTTTGTTGAATATGGATTGGGGCAAGTCTGGTGAACTACGTAATGGTTTGATGTTGGATAACTTGCATGGCTTCCGTGTATATGTTTCTAACAACTTGCCTTCTGTAGGTACTGGTGCAGCTACTTCAGGTACTGCTAACCAAAATACCAACTTTGGTGTCATCGTTGCAGGTCATGATTCAGCCGTTGCTACTGCTCAGCAGATCAACAAGACTGAAACTTATCGTGATCCTGATAGCTTCGCTGATATTGTACGTGGTATGCATCTTTACGGTCGCAAGGTTCTTCGTCCAGAAGCTCTTGTTGTTGCAAAGTTCAACGCTGCCTAAGCGTTATCCCGAAGGGGGTGGGCAATCTGCCCCCTTTCTTTTATTCAGGAAAGAGTGATTATCATGGCGACTTATGTATCATTGGCAAATGAAGTTCTTAGAAGGCTTAATGAAGTACAGATTGATGCTGCTGGTGATGGCTTTGATACTCTTAGAAATGTCCAAGCTCTTGCTAAAGATGCTATCAACAGTAGTATTAGACGTATACTACAAGATGGTCAAGAGTGGCCTTTCATTAAGACTACTACTACTCAAACGCTAACAGCTGGCGTTACCACATATTCTTTCCCCTCAGACTATTCAAGCTCTGACTGGGATACCTTTTACCTTAAACAACTAGGCTCTGAAGGCAACACACCTACAGTGCTAAAACCTATGCCTTATGAAGAGTATACTCAACTGCATAGATCTACAGATGATACAGCACCAGCCACGGGATTAGGTGCTCCAACTCAAGTCTTCCAAACATACAGTTCTACCTTCGGTGTTACGCCAGTTCCAAACGCAGCTTATGAAGTAGAGTATACCTATTGGAGTTCTCCTGCTAACCTTAGCTTATATGATGATGTTAGTGTTATACCTGACAGGTTCTCTCATGTAGTCATTGACGGTGCTATGATGTATATGATGCAGTTCCGTTCAAATGCGCAAAGTTCTCAGATGCATCAAGCTTCCTTTGAAGATGGCATTAAAGCAATGCGTAACGTACTAATGGATGATACCTTCCAGATGAGATCAACTTATGTTGTTAGGACTCGGCAGCTTACTTCTGCAGGGATAGCATAATACTATGGCTGATGAATTATCGGTATTCAAAGTAATCAGTCAGGGTGGCTTAGATACAAGTCGTAATGTACTAGCACAGGGTGAACAATCTCCGGGCAGTGCAACCTTACTAGTTAACTATGAACCTGCTGTAACAGGTGGTTATAGGCGTATTAATGGTTATTCAAATGACTATGGTACTGTTCCGGGAGTAGGTGCTACTCTTGGTGTTAACGTAGCTGTTGGTATCCAAGATGGTATCTTAGCTTGTAGAAAGCCTAGCTCTGGTTACAACTATTTACACTATTGGGACAATGCTACATCTGCATGGGTAGCAGCTACTACAAGTGGGTCACCTACAATGGTAGGAGTTGGTAAAGTACGCTTCACTGACTTTAACTTCACCTCAAAGAAGACTATCCTTACAGATGGTATTAACCCTGCCGCTACCTATGATGGTACTACCTACACACAGATAACTCATGCTAATGCACCTACAGATCCTAAGTATGCTGTAGACTTTGCTAACCATATGTTTCTTGCGGGAGATCCTGCACATCCTAGTAAGTTGTTCTTCAGTGCTCCTTTAGCAGAGACTGACTTTGCCACGGGCAATGGTGCAGGTGTAATACAAGTAGGGTTTGACATTGTAGCTATTAAGCAGTTCCGAGATTCACTATATATCTTTGGAACTAACAGTATTAAAGCATTGAAAGGTTCAAGCTCTGCAAACTTTGTAGTCACAGGTGTAACGCATGATCTAGGTTGTCTTGCTACAGACAGTGTTATTGAGATTGGTGGTGACTTAATCTTCCTTAGTCAAGACGGTATGCGTCCTATATCTGGTACAAGTCGTATTGGTGATGTAGAGCTAGAGACTATATCTAAGAAGATTCAATCCTTATTTAACGACATCTCTCTTAACATAGACTTAGATGGTTTATCCTCTGTTGTAATACGTCAGAAGTCCCAGTTCAGGATCTTCTTTGCTGCATCTGAATCACAGGGTATTATCGGGGGTATCCGTAAAGCTCAAGAGGGATTCCAGTTTGAGTTTGGGCAGCTACTAGGATTAGAAGCAACATGTGCTGCTAGTGGTTACCTAGGACAATATGAATATGTAATACATGGATCTAATGATGGTAAAGTGCATCGGCAAGAGACAGGAGATTCCTTTGCAGGTGAAGACATCTTTAGTATCTACCAAACACCTTACTTGTATATGGAGAACCCTGAACAACGTAAGATATTTTTCAAGGTAACTACTTACCTAAGATCTGAAGGTGACAATGAAATCATCTTGTCTACTTCATATGACTATGATGATACCCATGTACTAAACCCTAGTAACTACACCATGACTACTCAAGGTGCTGCAGCTTATTACAATGAAGCTACTTATAATAGTACAGCAATCTATAGTGGTAACCCTTCCCCGATACAGACAACCAACATCTCAGGATCTGGTAAGTCTGTCTCTTTTAAATATGTAACTAATGGTACTGATGCTAGTCACAGCATACAGGGCTTAGTGTTAACTTATGGCACTGGAGATTTAAGATAAAATGGCTGGCTATACTAGACAATCCGTTGCAGACATAATTGCAAACGCAGTAATCAAAGCGGCACCCGTTAACGCAGAATATAATGCTATACGAGATGCCTTTACTCACGCAACCGGACATAAGCATGATGGTTCCTCCACTGAAGGTGCTTACGTACCTCTCATTGCAGACGTTGATGCCTATAATAAAGTATCCGTTGATACTACTAATAACCGTATTAGTTTCTTTGTTCAAGTAGGTTCCGGTACTGTAGAGCAGCTACGCATTCAAGATGGGGCATTTGTGCCCGTCACTGATAATGATATTGACCTTGGTGCCTCTGGTGCAGAGTTCAAAGATCTATTCATTGATGGTGTAGGCTATATTGATACTCTTACAGTACATGAGAATGCTACCATTGCTGGCACCTTAGGTGTCACAGGCTTATCTACACTAGCCTCAGTTGATATTAATGCAGGTAACATAGACGGTACTATTATAGGTGCTGCTTCTAAAGCCGCTGCTAGTGTTACCTCCCTTGTTGCTGATACTGTTGATATTAATGGTGGTACTATTGATGCAACTATTATTGGTGCTTCTACTCCTGCAGCTGCTACTATTACTACTCTTGTAGCTACTACAGCAGATATTAATGCAGGTACAGTAGACGCTACTATTGGTGCAACCACTCCAGCAGCAGGTACGTTTACCTCAGTTGTCGCTACTACAGCAGACATTAACGCTGGTACAATTGATGATGCTACTATCGGTGCATCTACTCCTACTACTATCGTTGGTACTACCATTACAGGTACTGCCTTTGTAGGCCCAATTACAGGTGCTGTAACAGGCAATGTAACAGGTAACGTATCAGGTAATGTTACAGGCAACACTGCAGGTGTTCACACTGGCGCAGTCTCAGGTAACGTAACAGGTAACTTAGCGGGTAATGTTACAAGTACAGGTACTAACGTACTAGCTACGGTAGACATTGGTGCAGGTTCCATTGATGGAACTGCAATTGGTGCTGCTTCGGCTAGTACTGTAGTCGGTACAACTGTAACAGCTACTAACTTCGTAGGCCCAGTTGCTGGTGCAGTAACGGGTAATGTAACGGGTAATACAGCAGGTGTTCACACTGGTGCAGTTACTGGTGATGTAGCTGGTAATGTTACAAGTTCAGGTACAAGTGCATTTGCTAATGTAACCATCAGTGGTTCATTGGATATGAATGCTGGTACTTCTGCTACGGTAACTGGTCTATCTAATCCTGTTCAAGGATCTGATGCTGCTACTAAGACTTATGTGGATGCTGAAGTTGCTGCGGTACTAGATGCTGCTCCCGGAGCTTTGGATACCTTGAATGAGTTAGCTGCTGCCTTAGGTGATGACGCTAACTACGCTGCTACAACTACTACAGCACTCGCTACAAAGCTACCTAAGGCAGGTGGAACCATGACTGGTGCCATTGCTATGGGTACTAGTAAGATCACTGGCCTAGGTGCTCCTACGGCTGGCACAGACGCTACTACGAAGACTTACGTTGATGCTGGTGAGGCACTTAAAGTATCCAAAGCAGGTGATACCATGTCTGGTGTTCTTGCAATGGGTGCCAACAAGATTACAGGTGTAGCTAATCCTACCCTAGCTCAGGATGTAGTAACTAAAGACTATTCAGATACATTATTTGGTTCTACTACTGCTGCAGCTACTAGTGCCTCTAATGCTGCTACCTCAGAGACTAATGCTGCTACAAGTGCAACTAACTCTCTGAATAGTGCAAACAGTTCAGCTGCTTCACTTGCTACCTTCACAGGACAATATGTATCTCAGTCTGGTACACCTTCTTCACCGGGAACTGGTGACTTATGGTTTGATACTGGTGCTGCTATTATGAAGGTTTATAATGGTAGCGGATGGGTATCTGCTGGTTCTGCTGTTAGTGGTACAAACAATAGTGTTCAGTATACTGCAACTGCAGGTCAGACTACCTTCACTGCTACTTATGATGCAGGATACTTACAGGTATACCTTAATGGTATTCGATTAGATATTGCAGACTACACAGCTACTAACGGCTCAAGTGTTATCTTGGGTGCAGGTGCTGCTGTTAATGATGTAGTGTTTATCCACTCATTCGGTACGTTCTTACTAGCAGATCATTACAGCAAGACTGTTTCTGATGCTAGGTTCTTAGGTTTAGCTGGCGGCACTATGACAGGCGATAC